TTCTTATAACACCACCAAACCCAGCTGAAAATAATTTTTTAGTCCTTCGTTTCGTCTGTAGAAAACCCAACCTGTAATTTTTCTCCCCTTAAATTAGTATTACCATGTCTGCCGGTGTTGTTCAATTGATTGCTATAGGTGCCCAGGATAAATATATCATGGGTAATCCTGAAATATCTTTCTTCAGTTCAACATTCAAACGCCATGCTAATTTTTCACAATCCGTTGAAAAACAAACCATCCACGGAGCGGTGAAAAACAATTCTATGTCTAGCATCCAATTTGAGAGATCTGGTGATCTTCTCAGTTATGTGTATTTTACACTCGATGACAAAACCCAAGCCCTCGATATTCAACGTTGGGACACCATTATTGATAAAGTTGAGCTTTTAATAGGTGGTTCCGTTATTGACACCCAAGATGCAATTTTCACAGAGAAGATTGCCATAGATACCTTTGCGCAGAATGTATCTAGGAGTGCGAACGGTACACACCCGGGTATTTCTGCGCGCTCGTTTTTTTACCCTCTCAGGTTCTTTTTCTGTGAGGGGCCACAATGCGCTCTACCTCTTGTAGCCCTAAACTATCATAATGTCGAAATCAGAATCCATTGGGCTACAGCAGCTTCCAATTATAACGTCGAATGTTTCGCGAATTATTATTACCTCGACAACGAAGAACGTGGTCAGGTTGCATCTAGAAAACATGATCTCCTCATAACACAAGTCCAAAAAAATATTGCTTCAGGTACTTTAGTTCAAGAACTTACGTTTAATCACCCAGTAAAATATTTAGCATCCTCCGATACAACAACCGACGGTGCCCTCACATCTCCCACAAACAAAGTTAAATTAAACATAAATGGTCTCGATGTAAGTAACTACAAATGGGGTAAACCACATTTTATAGACGTCACGAGTTATTATCACACAAACTTCGTAACTTCCCCAGATTTCTTTCTTTATTGTTTCTGCCTCTCAACATCCAGCTTACAACCCACAGGCACACTCAACTTCAGTCGTGTATCGTCAGCTACTATCATGAGTGAGTCTATGAACATTAACGACCCGATTTATGCAGTAAATTACAATATTTTGAGAGTGGAAAATGGAATGGCCGGTTTACTTTACGCAAATTAAAATACAACCTTATACTAAATGGTCAAGACCTTACCGACCGTTGAGAGGTCAACCCAGATTCGATTTGGTAAACACGCTCAACAGGACCAGGGTGAAAACACGATCGTTCTAAATGCGAGTAATACCGCGGTTGATGCATCAAATGGTGGGGCTGTTTATGTATCACCGGTTCGTTTTAGACCCGACTATGAAGGTAACGCTGAGATTGTATTAATGATGTATAATACAACAACAAAAGAGCTAACCGAATCTGGTGAATCAGCGCAAGATCTCATCGGTAATCAGGGTCTTCAAGCTGTAACTAACCAAGGTAATGTCACTTCGAACTCTCTAATTTTTTATAATAATACAGTTGCATTTGTCACCACGGGTAATGTGGGTATATCTAATGCTCTAGCTTCTCATACTTTGAGTGTCGGTTCGAATCTTTACGTTGATGATTATGGTACAAATGTTTTAGTCGTTTCTGGTGGGGTTGGTATCACCAACACTACGACTTCAACTGGTGCCCTTAAAGTTGCCGGTGGTATCAGTACCGAAGAAAACTTAAATGTTGGGGCCGTCACAAAGGTATTATCTGCGACTGATGCCTCATCTAAAACCACTGGTGCTCTAATTGTCACCGGTGGTGTGGGTATTTCTAAGAATATTCATGCTTTAAACGCTAATTTTGAAGATGTCGAAGCTGATAGTGTCAATATTACAGATACCACATTATCTTATAATCAAACAACTGGTGCCCTCAAGGTTGCCGGTGGTCTAGGTGTAGCTGGAAATGTTCATTGTGGTAATCTCACACTAACTGGTAATTTAACTGTCACTGGTAATACAACGGTTATCAATGCAAATAATCTTATAGTTCAAGATCCTATCATCGAACTTGGTAAGGGTAATACATCCGGTTTGGACACCGGTATCATTATGAACAATCCTTTGACGGGTGGAAACAAGGGTAATGTTGCAATGATTTATGATTTCTCCACATCAAAGCTTGAAATTGGTCATACCCTCAAGGGTGCTACCGATTCCGTTATCGTCATGAATACATCAAACACACTCCCAGTAAATATAAACGGTACTCTAGGAGTCACGGGTTCAACCACGTCTTCCTCCAAAACAACGGGTGCAGTGACAATAGGTGGTGGTTTGGGTGTGGTGGGTGATATTCACGCTACAGATGTCAACTTCGAGGATGTTGAGGCTGATCGTGTTACTATCACTGATAACACTACATCCACTTCAGCAACCACTGGCGCCCTAAAGGTTGTGGGTGGTATCAGTACTCAAGAAAACTTGAACGTTGGTGCTGTTGCCAAGGTAATATCCGGGACTGACGCTACTTCTAAAACCACTGGTGCCCTAATTGTCACTGGTGGTGTGGGTATTTCGAAGAATATTCATGGTAAAAATGTGTTCGTTGAAGACATTGTCTCCAATAGTGTAGTCATTCTAGATACCACAACTTCAGACTCGGCAACAACAGGTGCCCTAAAGGTTGTTGGTGGTATCAGTACCCAAGAAAACTTGAACGTTGGAGCTGTTGCCAAGGTAATCTCAGCCACGGATGCTACTTCTAAAACCACTGGCGCCTTAATTGTCACTGGTGGTCTAGGTGTTGCTAAAAATATTCATGGTAAAAATGTCTTCGTTGAGGACGTTGTCTCGAATAGTGTGGTCATTTTAGATACAACTACTTCAACTTCAGCTACAACTGGTGCCCTCAAGGTCGTTGGTGGTATAAGTACTCAAGAAAACCTAAATGTTGGTGCGGTTGCTAAGGTAATATCCGGAACTGACGCTACTTCTAAAACCACTGGCGCCTTAATTGTCACTGGTGGTCTAGGCGTTGCTAAAAATATTCACGGTAAAAATGTCTTCGTAGAGGATGTCGTCTCTAATAGTGTAGTCATTCTAGATACAACTACTTCAACTTCAGTGACTACTGGTGCTCTCAAAGTCGTTGGTGGTATAAGTACTCAAGAAAAGCTTAATGTCGGGGGTATTACGAAAGTTTGGGACGATACAGCAGCTACTTCTAAAACCACTGGTGCAGTTCAAGTTGTTGGTGGTTTGGGTGTAGGTGGTGCCATATTCGGTTCTGCAGCAACCTTTGATGGTACTATTACAGTAGCTGGTGATTTGATCGTTTCAGGTAATACAACCAGTCAAGGGCAGAACAGTCTCACAGTTGAAGATCCTGTAATCGAAGTTGGTATCGGTAATGCTAATGGTGCCGATCTTGGTATCATTATGAATAACCCCCTAACAGGTGGGCATAAGGGTAACGTCGCAATCATTTATGACTTTTCGGCATCAAAACTTGAAATTGGTCATACCCTCAAGAGTTCTGCCGATTCCACTATAACAATGAATACAGCAAACACACTCGCAGTAAATATAAATGGTACTCTAGGAGTCACGGGTTCAACCACATCTTCCTCAAAAACCACTGGTGCAGTAACAATAGGTGGTGGTGTAGGTATTTCAGGTGCACTATTCGGTGCCGCCGCCACCCTAGATGGTGTGGTGACTCTAACGGACGATACTACTTCAACCTCAACTACAACGGGTGCCCTCAAGGTTACAGGTGGTATCAGTACCCAAGAAAACCTACATGCCGCCGGTATGATAAAAGGTGCTACCATCTCAGGAACAAATGTATATGGTACCCTAGCTGGAGCTAATACAGCAGCTGTGACTACCCTAACCGCCTCTGGTATGGTGAAGGGTGCTACTATTTCAGGGACCAATGTTTACGGTACCTTAGCTGGAGCTAATACAGCAGCCGTGACTACACTAACCGCCTCCGGTATGGTAAAGGGTGCTACTATTTCAGGGACCAATGTATATGGTACCCTAGCTGGGGCTAATGCAGCAGCCGTGACTACCCTAACTGCCTCTGCTATGGTAAAAGGTGCTACCATCTCGGGGACTAACGTATATGGTACTCTAGCTGGATCTAATGCAGCGGCTATAACTACCCTAAACGCCTCGGGTGTGGTGACCTTAGCAGACAACACAACCTCGACTACTACAACGTCGGGAGCCTTAAAAGTTGCGGGTGGTGTGGGTGTCGCAGAAAACCTGAATGCTGGTGGTTACGTTGCGGCTGCTTACAACCAGAATCAAACATCTTGGTTTGGTAGAGCCGCTATAGGTTATAATGGGTCTAGCTCTGACCATGCTTCTTTTGCACATTTAGACATGAACAGTTCGTCGCGCTATGCACTTAAACAAACCAACGCTGGTGCCACATTCATTAATGCGAAGGATGATCAACAGGTTCAATTTCGAATAAATAACTCTGAAAAAGCCAAACTTACGAGTGATGGTGATTTCCTTGTTGACACTGATACACTCTACGTTTCTGCAGTGAATGACAGGGTTGGGATTAATAAAGCAGCACCTGCTCACGCCCTCGATGTTGTTGGTGGTGGACAGTTCACCACAACCCTAAATGTTGGTGGTGTGGTGACCTTAGCAGATACCACAACCTCGACTACTACAACGTCGGGAGCCTTAAAAGTTGCGGGTGGTGTAGGTGTCGTAGAAAACCTAAATGTTGGTGGTTTTGCTAAGATTGCTTACAACACAGACACCACTTCATATTTCGGGAGGTCGGCTGTAGGATATGTTGGTCACACTGATTGGGCTGGATTTGCTCATTTAGACAGGAACAACACAAGCGATTACGCCCTGTTACAGAATTCTTCTGGGTCAACTATTATTAATTGTAACAGCAGTCAAAGTATACAGTTTTGCTCTGGGAACAGCACCAAGTTGCGTATGTTGGGGAATGGTGATTTATATATTGACACTGATACACTCTACGTTTCTGCAGTGAATGACAGGGTTGGGATTAATAAAGCAGCACCTGCTTACGCTCTCGATGTTGTTGGTGACATTAACTTTACTGGTACTTTCAGAGAAGACGGTAATCCATTTGTTAGTACACCATGGACAATTGAAACGAGTCCAGACGCATTAAATTATACAGCGGGAAATGTCGGGATTGGAGCTACTGACCCAGCGGCAAAGCTGACTGTGACAGGTGATGCACAGATCACCACAACCCTAAGTGTTGGTGGTGTGGTGACCCTAACAGATGCAACTGAATCGACATCATCAACTACAGGTGCTCTCAAGGCAGCTGGTGGTGTCGGTATTGCGAAGGATGTATTCGTCGGGGAACGCGCCTATGTCACAGGGGGTCTCATTACAAATACTGGAGGTTTTGGAAAAAAGACATACTCGTATTCTACAAATTTAACCAGTGGTGCGAGTGTAGCAAATGCGACGTATGTTCTCGATTTTACAGACAACCCCTTCCACGCTAAAGTTACAGCGATGTTGATTGAATCAGATGATGAAATTAGTACACTGATATTTGATGTTATTGGTGGTAAACTTGGAGGTGGGAGCAACTCCGCATATGTCCCAGCCTTGGGTATGACAAGTATCATTAGTACCAGTACAATGAATACACCTTGGGACTCAACAATAGCAACATCCCTCACAGGAACAACTGTGACAATCAAACCAGCTAACGCATGTTCAGGTGTGGTTCGTTTCAACATCTTTGTTGAATACCTGTCCCATGAAACAGCAGGACGGCTTACAAGTATCAATTGCTCAGGTAACAGTCCTGATAGTGGGGATTTAGGCTATTAAACTATACATCCAAAACTTTCTAAAACCATTTTTTTAGGAGCGTCCCAGACTGCTAAAAAAATTGTGGAGTTATAATAGATGACTAATATCAACACATTCCAGGGTACAGTAAACATTCCTGGGGATCTCACTGGTAGCTTTACACTCGCTGATGCTAGGATTCCCAGTATGGCTGCATCTAAAATCAACAGTGGAACCTTTGGTACGGATAGGATTCCCGATTTAAATGCATCTAAAATCACGGGTGGGAGCTTCGCTACTGCTAGGATTCCCGATTTAAATGCATCTAAAATCACGGGTGGGACCTTAGCTACTGCACGGGGTGGTACAGGGCACACAAGCGGCGCAGGCAATGTCTCCAACCACTCGTCGCCCGCTTTTTCATCCATATTCCTCGCCGATATTATATATCACACTGGTAATACCAATACTTACATTACGTTTCCCAGTAACTATACATTCAAGATATACACTAATAGCTACATTGCTTTAACAGTTGACAGCTCGCAGCGGTTCGGGATCGGGATAAATAATCCGAGTTATACACTTGATGTTAAAAATGGACAGTGTAATGCACGCGGGTTCAGATCGAACGCGAATAATGGCTACCACTGGGGCTTCGGTATAGGAGGATCGGAATTCTTTGTTTATGGTGGCAACAACGGTGTAACCGGTGTTTATATGCCGTGGAATGGAGCCTCATGGGTTCCACATTCTTCAGACTCACGCACAAAGAAAAATTTCACACCCATAGAAAATTCACTCGAAAAATTACGAAATATTCGTCCAGTTCTTTTTCATTACCTACACGAGGAAGATACAGACGAAAAACGTTTAGGTTTCATCGCCCAGGATTGGTTAGCGCAGCAACCCGAATGTGTATACCATAATGAATCCGCAGGTAATTTAACAATGTCTTTAACAGAAACGATACCTGTGTTATGCGCGGGGATTAAAGAACTTGATTCTAATCAACAGGGAATCCAAGAAGTTGTGAACAATCTTTCCGATTTTACGGGGCAGCACAGATGTTTGATGAAAGATATCTCACCAAATGACTATCCAAAATATGAAGGTCTAGTTGTATCTGCCAATAATAATGAATATCTCAACCATGACAGTATAACTAAACCAACTATAAATGAAGCTCTACCCATAGTTTCTCTGACCAACAAAGAGAAGGACAAGACATGTTTAGGAGTTATATCATTGAAAGCTGATCCCGAATCATATCTCCCAGATGATCCTACACGTTTAAAAATAAATGCATTGGGTGAAGGTGGTATATGGACAATTAATATTAACGGATCACTGGATTCGGGTGATTACATAACGTCTTCAAACGTAACCGGTTATGGTATGCGCCAAGATGATGATATCATACACAATTACACAATAGCAAAAATCACACAAGACTGTGACTTTACTAAGAAGATGCGTAAGATTAAGACACTTGTGAAGGAGTTGAAGGATATAACTTACTATAAATTTACATATAAGGTGAATATCACAAAGGATGAATACGACGTTACAGACGAGTCGTTAAGATTGGCGGAGGATTATGAATATTATTCCAGAAATGAAATATATGATATCAATGACACGACCCCCGTTGGATTGTATGAGTCGGTTGCTTATAAAAGAATATATGATAGTAAGACGGTCAGTAAAGAAGAATACGATCAGAATCAATTGTTATATGATAAAGAAACTAAATACAAAATTAAAGATTCTGATGAAATTGCAGATATAAATGAAGAACAGTACAATTTAGATCCATCAAAATATGACGTAGAAGTCATATACAGTACAAAGTCAAAGCATTTAAGTAAAGAAGAATACGATAAGAATTCATCTTTATACGAAGTAATTAAGGTTAAAATATACGAAAACAAATGTCCCAAAGATAAATTTGACGCATTCAAAGGTGATAATAAACACGAATATAAACTAATTATATCTAAGAAGTATTATAAACTTGATGAACAAGAAACAACCGAACCACAACCAGGCTATGAGACTGAAGTTAGACGGGAGTTAGTGAATGTCTTAGATGAAAATGGACAGCTCACATGGACTGAAAGTGAAGAAACGGAAACAGAATACGATCTTAGATATCTCACATCCGATGGAAATATAACAGACGAAGCAAATACTGTTCACATAGCGGCATTTGTGGGTTGTACCTACCACTGTGGTTAAGTAGGACTTCGTAGAATTCATACATAAAAAAACATTTCTTACAAATTGTATCCCAGTTTGTAAGTCTTCCCAGCTTAAAAATAAACTCTCACTATATTATAAAATGTCTGGTGGTATTGCCCAACTCGTAGCCGTCGGAGCCCAGGATGTACACCTCGTCGGTCAGCCCGAGGTGAGCTTCTTCCGCTCCACCTACAAACGTCATACAAATTTTTCCCAAACTGTCGAGCGTCAGGTCATTCAAGGCAACGTCTCTAACAATGGTATGTCCACCATTCGCTTCGAGCGCAAGGGTGACATGCTCAACTATGTCTACCTAGTCGCCAACACAGGTACTGCGACGGTTGCTGTTGCTGACTGGAGGACTGTAATTTCTAAGGTCGAATTATTAATTGGAGGTCAAGTTATTGATGAACAAGATTCTACCTACTCTACATTCATCGCTCCCCGAACTGCCGCGACCAACTACGCCAAGTGTTCTGCTGCTGATCTCTACGGTGGCTCAAACAATGAGAACTTCTACCCGCTTCGCTTCGCTTTCTGTGAGAACTGGCAGACTGCTCTCCCACTCATTTCTCTCCAGTATCACGATGTCGAGCTTCGCATCACTTGGGGTGCCGCCGCCGCTGATTCCAGCAAGAAGTGGGACGTCTACGCCAATTACGCGTACCTTGATACCCAGGAGCGTGAGGTCTTCGCTTCCCAGCCCCAAAACATGCTCATCACCCAGGTTCAGAAGGCGGTTGCCTCTGGTGCCAAGATCCAGGAGCTCAACTTCAATCACCCCGTGAAATATTTAGCTTCTGGAGACACAGCCGATCTTGCGATCCTTAACGCTAATAACAAGCTTAAGCTCCAAATCAATGGTACAGATGTTTCTGACTACAAGTTTGCTCACCCCAACTTCAGTACTGTACCTCTCTTCTACCACACCTCCTATGGTGGTGGTTACCAGATGAATTACCCCAAGTACTTTTTCTTGATGCCCTTCTGTCTCGACACTGGAAAGCTTCAGCCCACTGGTACTCTGAACTTCAGTCGTTTAGACAGTGCTCGTATTATCAATGATAACCAGGATGTTGGTAAAGATATTTATGCCGTAAACTATAATGTGCTCCGCATTGAGAATGGTATGGCAGGTCTTCTCTACAGTAACTAATTATATGTGTAAATAATAAAAGATGTTGTGGAAGGTTGTCTTCCTACTTGCCATCGTTTTTGTATTGACGTACGATCCTAACTCCAGGACACTCGAAAAGTTTGTTGGTCAACCCACACAGCCAACAAGCAAATCGTGTGAAAATGCGCATTACGAAGCCGTTCAATTTGCCCAGAGCCCATACGAATGCCCCACTGCTGGTAAGACTAAGATGGGTGCCGTGATGTAGAAAGCTTAAAAAGAAAATGACATTTTCTTTTATAAATGGTTCCAGTCAATAAAGACACCCTACTCATCGTTGCAGCGATCGTTTTTGCAATTGGTATGATTTACATGTTTAAAGAGCTAAACAAGGCTAAACAGGATATTGACAATTTTAAAGGTTTCTCAGCCCAGGTCGTTCGACACTTAGCTCCACCCCCGGAGCCAGTTTCTGCTCCAGTTCCTGTACCTGAAAAGAAGCTTGAAGATATCGATGAGGTGGATGAAAAATCCGAAGAATAATCATATCCACTTATTATAACTTGCGAATGCGCAATGAAGAAGTACAAAGCGATTGCAGTACCGGTTACTTTTACCGATGGGAAACCGAGGTTTCTCACAGTAAGAGACTGGAGATTTAAAGATTGGATTTTCGTAACGGGTGGGTGTAGAAGACGGGAAATTTACAACCCCTTGAGATGTGCCCTACGAGAATTAGAAGAAGAGACACGTGGTGTCGTGTCACTAAAAAATGGTGAATATACAGAATTCAAATTTATACATAAAGAAAGCCCAACAGTAGACCTAGAATATAACGTATTCATATTCTTTGTCAATTACAATCGATCAGAACAACAAACACAAATTCGTAAGTTTTACGAAGAAAAACACAAAACACAAATCAAAAAAATGAACAATCAACCCATTCGTAAAACCCACGATGAAAATGACTTCATGAGCTATGATACACTAGAAGAATTCAATGGACGTAAACGATGGAAGTTGATCATAGATAATGTCATTAAGAATCCCCAATTTTATGCGTGTATAAGTTCTCACAATAGAAAAACCTTCTCTATTAAATAATGAAGTCCAAGGCTTTTATTTTAAGACAGATTGGTGAACTACTTGAGAAGAACCGAGGACTGTGTGAAGAAGAGATTCAGCAGTGGTACAAAGATAATGAAAGTAAAACGGTTTACGAATTACTTACTTTTAAAAAGCAAATTTCTCAAAATCAAGAATATCAGGACGTCTCATGTATGAAATGGTTTAGAGATGAAGAACAATAATAAGGTATGTTTAAGAATTGGTACACTTCCCAAAAATTCAATAATGCTACCAATCTATCACATGTGCTCATGGACGGGGGTAAACTCTCAGTGCCATTTGATAGATTGAATGAATTTTACGATAAGTATATAGAGTCTGTAAAATCTGGTGAGAGAATTTACGTCGTCGAGCAAAAGAGTGAGACCTATAACTTTTTCGTTGACATCGACTATAAAGATGTCGATCCCCTAGGTATTGACGATATCCATGATATATCTAAAAATATTTGTGAAACTGTTAAATTTCATGGTGGTAAAGAATGTCTCGTTTCTGTATCACCACCAAAGGTGTCTGGAGATCTAATGAAAACGGGTGTACATCTCAATTGGCCTAATTTCGTGGTTGATCAGAGTTCAGCTGTAGCACTCCGTGAACATATTCTAGTGTCTCTTTCTAAATTTAAAGGTGATATGGATTGGAATGAAATTATTGATTCATCTGTGTATGGTGACACACGTAGGAAGACTAAAGGAAGTGGGTTTAGGATGCCATGGTCGTACAAACGAGCAAAACACGAAGCATGTGGAGGTCAGGGGTGTAAGGATTGTGAAAATGGTAGGGTTGATCAGTTGGCTTATCTCCCAGTTTTTATTTACAAGGTTTGTTCTCTCGTGAGAATAAGTCAAGAACCGTCAGTTGAAATCCTTAAAATGTCAGCTGTTAGAACTGACGCACCTAGCACAGTTTCAGTGGAATCACCTTCAGTGTCTATACGAGTCAAGGAGGATTCTTTTTCAGAAGATGAAACTAATAATGAAATTTATGACGAGGAATTGAAAAACCGAATCGAAACGTTTATTCGAAAAAATATGGAGGGTCAAGGGGGTGCATATATCACTAAACTATTCAAAAACAAAGAAACATATTTCGCAGCGACGACTTCTAGATACTGTGAAAATGTAAAAAGAAATCATAGTTCGAATCATGTATGGTTTATACTTAGTGGAAAGTTCATTCTCCAGAAATGTTTCAGTCGACATGAAACTATTTTGGGACGTCGTGATGGCTTTTGTGAATACTTTTGTGGTCGCCGACATCAATTGACGAGTGACATTATTGATAAACTTTACCCTAAAAAGGAGGTTATCAGTAAGTGTCCGGAAATCAAAAAAGTTGTAGAAAAACCAGAAATTAAACAGATGGACGTAAAACCAGATCTTGAAAACTTCATTAATAAGAATATGAAGTGTAACGATGATACACGTGTGGTTAATGTAACTAGGGATAAAAACAATTTTTTAGTGTTAACCACATCTAACTACTGTGAGACTATTTCTGGTGTACATGAGAATAAAACTATGTCGTATGTCATTACTAAAAACAAAATAAAACAAAAATGTCCAATATGTAAGAAGAACAGTGGAAGAACTCACATCTTACTCCCTAAAATAACTAGTAAACTTCACCCTAAAGATACTTAAACAGAACAGTGTTTAAAGTATATAAATGGTAGTTAGTACTCGTTCTCGCTTTGGTAGGGTTATAAAGAAGCCCGTTCTTTATATACCAGTAGAAACTGTACTAGATGACGATTATGCTACAGATGATCACGATGATTTTGAAGATGATTCAGTAATTGACACTGAAGATGAATATAACTCAGAAGAAGGTAGTGATGACGATTATGACGAAGACGCTGATGATAATGGCAATCTCAAGGATTTCGTGGTAGATGACGAGGAAGCGAGTGAAAGTGAGGAAGAATCAGCTTAAAAAAAACAGATTCTATATTAGAAATGGAAACTGATATTGGTAATCCTATTGAGTATAGCCCAAACCTTGA